AGAGGGCTTTCGTTATTCCCAATGAGAACACGTCCCCCATTTGATTAAAAAAGTACGATAAAAATACTTGACAAATAATCTGGTGCGTGATATTATAATTATAGAAACAAGGAAAACTGTAAAAAATAAGGAGGAATAAAAAATGACAGATGCAAGATTGTATAAGTTAGCTTATACCAAATTACTAGAGGAGTTTGTTGAGGTGTGTAAGTGTGTTCTGTCACACCCTAATGATGAAGTAAAGCAATGTGAAAAGGAGATTTTATGGACTGAGTTAGTCCAGCTTAAGTCAGAAATGAGAGATAAAAATATTAATTAAGGAGGTAATAAAAATGTATGAAAAGTATCTAGTAGAGTATGAAAGATTTAAACAAGATATTGAGCAAGGTGTATATGATAAATCACTTGTAGCTGTATCTATGCAAATCGGCAGGCTGTCAGCTTTTTTAGAGTTATCAGACATTACAGCTGTAGAGCGAGATAGTGAAGAAAATAGATTGCGTGAACTATGCGATTATTGGGAAAAAAGATACTATTCAAAGGAGGAAAAAATAAATGATTAAATATAGACTTCATAACATCACAGATTTTGGCGTAGAAATACACGACTTTCACACTGAAAACTCACTAAACAACTACATAGCCTTATTTGTAGACCCTCCATATTGGATTGAAAATTTAGAAACTAATAAAAGTGTTTACACTGGTTTTACAGACATTAACAATGATACTTTAGATAAACTTGATAACTCCACTCTTAATGAACTGGGTTTAGTTAGACCCGACAATGTTTCACGTGAAACATTACATGAATCTGAAATAGACTGGATAAAAAGGCATACACCTACAGAAGAAAAAGAGCCATTCACAAAATTAGAAAAAATATCATCTTTCTTGGGAATCTTATCGGTTATAATCATGTCAACATTTTTACTATATCTTTTCTTATCTTCTGTATCATTCATAGCAGAGCACTTTTCAGAATTTACATGGAAAGTATTTAACATATTATAAGGAGGAAACAACATGGCAAAATTAACAAATCAATTATTGCGATACAAAGTAATGTTCACAAAAGGGGGTACAGGCGGTTACACCGCCCGTGTCATGATACCAAAAGAAGCAATCAGAGATTTAGACATTCACCCGGGGGACAGCATTGAATATACCCGCGTTCCTCATGGATTATTATTAAGAAAAGTGCAAAATGAGGGGGACTAAAAGATGGCTAATAAGCGTATTAAAAAGAAACAAACAAAAGCGTCTATATTGCAACAGCAATATGCTAAAGAATATAATAAATATCTAGCGCGTGTCAGAAATCAACAGAAACAAGGTGTACAGGTTCAGAGAATTAAGCGAGTAAAAAAACCCACTCAAGCATCTATCGAAAGACTGAAAAAACAGACAGCTAAAGAAATTCGGGATAAAGCGTCTGTTGTAAATATGCTCACAGGTGAATTAATAACCTCTAAAGAGTATGGTCGAAAACATGCACTTGAAATAAATAGAGTTTTCACTAAATTAACACCTCAAGAGCAAGAATATGCTCGGTTTCATGGTTACACTAACGCAAAGGAGTTAAAGACCTTGCAAAAGACAGGTATCAAGGTAAATATAGTAACACCTGTATTAGACTATGAAGCTATTATTGATTCGTGGCACGATTCTTTAGAAAGTTTTGCACCAAAAACAGCGAGTTACCTTAGAGAAAAAACAGATGCTTTACTGGCTAATGCGTCAGATAAAGAAAGAGCGTTATTTGCTTATACATACGCAAAAGAACCCGAAGCATTTCCAACAGAGCCATATATGGACAAAGCTACGGTTGATGCCGTGTTTTGGAATATTTTGCGAAGAATGGGTGTTCTTAGTTCTACAGAAGATTTTCAAGAATTTCTACAGGAACAAGATATTGTTATTGAGAATGAATAAAAAAGAGGTGAGTATAAATGTCACGGAAAAAGAAGATAACCTTTTGGGCGTGCGATTTTGAAACAACTGTATGGGGTGAAAAAGTAGAGCAAGAAAAAGGTAAAAAACAAGATAGTACAGAAGTTTGGTCGGGTGCTGACGTGGCTTTATATGATGAAACCGAAAATGTAACAATAACCCATTCTATAAGAGATTTTTTAAATAGATTTTTAACAATGAAAGGCAATAATATATTATACTTTCATAACCTTGCATTTGATGGCTCTTTTATAGTTGATTTTCTATTGAGAGAGGGTTGGAAATGGGTACATTGTAAAGATAAAGAAATGAGGTCAAAAGAATTTCAAACATGCATATCTGATATGGGGTCATGGTATTGGATTAAACTTAAGTGGAATAAGACCTTTTTAGAAATTCGTAATTCATTAAAGCTTATGCCATCATCATTAAAAAATATCGGAAAATCATTTGGCACAAAACATCAAAAATTAGATATGGAATACGAGGGCGAAAGATATTCCTATTGTGATATATCTGAAAGTGAGAAGAAATATATTGAAAATGATGTACTAGTGTTAAAAGAAGCCTTAGAAATGATGTTTAATGAAAAGCATGATAAACTAACTATAGGTTCATGTTGTTTATCTGAATTTAAAGGATTTTATGATAGTAAACAATATGACAAGTTATTCCCCGATATTCGAGAGGATTATTTAGACGAATCAATTACAGGCGTTTGGAATCAGTGGGACTATGTTCACAAGTCATATCATGGTGGGTGGTGCTATGTAAACCCTCAATACGCACATACGGTGGTAGGTGATGGATTGGTATATGATGTAAATTCTCTTTATCCGTCCATGATGCATAGTATCAGTGGCAATAAATACCCGTTCGGTCACGGGGAATACCATAGGGGAGCGCCACCCGATGAACTTATAACTTCTACTAATAAATATTTTTTTATCCGCTTCAATTGTCGTTTTCAACTCAAAAAAGGGGCATTCCCATGGCTACATATTAGACAGAGTGCATTATACAAAGCGAATGAAAATCTATATAGCTCGAACGTCAGATATAAGGGTGAATATTATCGGTATTATCGCGATATTGATGGTCAGATGCATGATACTAATGTCACTCTGACTATGACTTGCACTGACTGGGAGTTATTCCAAGAAACCTACGATATTTACGACTTAGTTATTTATGATTATATATGGTTCTACGCTAGAGGGGGGTTTTTTGACGGATATATAAATAAATACGGTGAAGAAAAGAGAACCTCAAAAGGGTTTAAAAGGCAAAAAGCTAAACTCTTTTTGAACAATCTATACGGGAAATTTGCTATGTCAGACAATTCATCTTATAAAGAGCCTTATCTTGACGATGATGGTATTATTAGATTTATCTTGCATGAAGAGCATGAAAAGAAAGTTGGGTATATCCCAATTGGAAGTGCTATTACATCTTATGCCATGAATTTTACTATCCGTCACGCTATGGCAAATTATGCCCGTTTTTGCTATGCCGATACAGATTCTATTCATTTGATTGGTCTTGACAAAGCAAATAAGGTTGTAGAACACCCGACTAATTTTTGTTGTTGGAAATGCGAAAGTACATTCGATTTTGCGTATTATGAGCGCCAAAAGACGTATGCAGAACATATAGTTGAAGAGAATCATGAACCTTGCGAGCCTTATCTTGATATAAAAGCTTGTGGAATGAGTAGCCAAGCTAAAAGGAAATTTCTTGAAGATGGCAGAGACATCTCCGAACTGTCCACAGGTCTTAGTATGGAGACTTGTAACTTAAAGGCAGAGCGTGTGAGGGGAGGTATTGTATTAAGAAATAAAGACTTTAATATTCACGCGCAAAAAGATAAAAAAATTATAATACTTGACTATATTTAGTTGTTGTGTTATTATAATAATGTAATAAATAAAACATATTACATTGCAATTCACACTCAAAGAAAACAGAAAAAAGGAGGAAAAAAAGATGCTTACAAGGACATTAGTTACAGCGGTGGTATCTGTAGAAAGAATCTACAAAGACAAGGAGACAGGTGAAATTAAGAAAGATTGCTTTGACGAGAAATTGCCAAACTGCAAGACAAGAGACAAAGCGGAAATCTTGATTGAAAAGCAGTACAAAGGCGACATCGTTTCCATTTTAGACATTAAGTTTAAAATGGAAAAACGCGCAATGACAGACGAACAGTTCTTATTAAATTCAGATGTTAAGGATGAAAAAATTGTCACCGAAGCAGAGTTGCAGGAAAAGAAAAAGGAAGATTAACAGGAAAAACAGGAGGTAAATTATTATGGTAGAAATCAAAGAAATGAGTAGAGAGTTCACAAAGGTCGAGAAGTATCTTATGACTACAGCACCGGACATTGAACCGTTAAAAAATATCGCTGACGGCGAATCTATCCCAGTTGACGGATTTCTTATCTTTGATGATATTAAAGATAATGGTGACACACAGGAGATTGTGAGCATTATCACACCAGATAAGAAAGTCTATTCAGGGCAGTCCGCAACATTTAAACAGTCTTTGAAAGATATTGAAAGTGTCATGGAGGGAGAAAAATTCTCTATCATTAAAATTAGCGGAAAGACAAAAGTAGGACGCGATTATATTAATTGCACCTTAGACGTATCAAATTTATAATATGATGCCGTGAGAATACCATTTTATGTTCTCTTCTTCTAAAGGGGTGGCTATATGCCACCTCTTTTTAAACAATAAATGTTTCACGTGAAACATTAGGAGGTGTTAAAATGAAAAATGATGGTTATTATCATTGCGATAGATTATTAACTTTAAAAGATAAAAATGGGAAAACACCCGATATATATATTGTCGATGGTAATAGAACAGCTGGGAAAAGTTATTCTATTAAATGTAGACAAGTTTCCGATTTTTTAAAAGATAAATACAGACCCGAAAATCAGTTCATTTATTTATATCGAAATGTCATTGATATGACAGAATGTGCAGATACATATTTTGGTGATATCGCGGAAGCATTTGACGGTTATGTTATGACTGAAAAGCGCTTGATGCGAGGTTCATTAGTACAGTTATTTATCAATGAAGAGCCATGCGGTTATTGTTTGGCTTTAAATGTCGCAAGAAAATATAAAAAAATGCGTGGACTGTTTGTCAATATACGCTCTATATTTTTTGATGAGTATCAAGACGAAGATAATATATATTTGTCAAATGAAGTGAATAAGTTATTATCTTTATGCACCACAATCAGTTCTGGTCATGGTAAACAGCATAGAAGAGTGGTGTTATATATGTCCTCAAATACAGTATCACTATTAAATCCTTATTATAAGGAGTTTGGTATCAACAAAATGTTAAAAAAAGACACAAAATTTTTACGGGGCGATGGTTGGGTGTTTGAGCGAACTTACAATGAAAATGCATCAACAGCATATCAAGAAAGTGGTATTGCACGAGCTTTTAAAAATGCTAGTTATAATGCGTATGCAAGTGAAAATAAATATCTAAACGATAATGAATGTTTAATTGGTAAGCCAAGTGGAAAATCACGTTATATTTGTACAATTAAATTTAATGATAGCCTGTATAATGTCAGAAAATATGATACTTGTCTATATGTATCAACAGGTGCAGACGATAGTTTTCCAACGAGAATATGCTTTACAAAAACTGATGTCATAGACAATACGACTATTCGTGTCAATTCAACACATTATATCGTTACGATGCTGAGGGAATATTTTAACAGGGGGTTACTTTTATTTGAAAATTTGGAGTGTAAGAACATGATATTTGATGTCATATCATTTTAATGTTTCACGTGAAACATTGACAGTTTTAATGATATATGTTATTATAATGCTGTACCCAAAATAATACAAGCATTGTAATTGATATACACGCACATAGACAAGTAGTCTGATATCAATTTTTTGGCGTTGCGTTCCCTTTGCATTGATTATTTTGTAACGTACACAATATGTTTCACGTGGATAATGTTTCACGTGAAACATTTTTTGTTTACAAACAATATTATTTGTGTTATGATAGAAAAAAGGGAGGTGATATCATGATACAGGAAATCATGACAATGATTAACACATTAGGCATACCAACAGCTGTAGCTATTGCTTCTATGTGGTATGTGAAATATCGAGAGGATAAAAATGATGAACGCCTAGAGAAGTTGAATGAAGCGCATAAACAGGAAATGACAGATATCACAGAAGCGCTAAACAATAACACATTAGCGCTTCAAAGAATCTGTGATACGTTTGAACAGAAAAGGGAGGATTAAACATGACAGTAAAAAAAGCAGTAGACATCTCGTATCATAATGGCATTATTGATTTTGAACGGTTAAAAAATGCCGTGGACTATGTTATCATTCGTTGCGGATATGGGCAGGATATGACATCACAAGATGATAAACAGTGGGCAAGAAATGTTAGTGAATGCGAAAGATTAGGGATTCCATATGGAGTATATTTTTATTCCTACGCAAAGACCACAGCTAGAATCGAGGGTGAAATCAATCATTGTCTTAGATTGTTACAAGGACACACACCTAATCTACCTGTCTTTTTTGACACTGAAGAAAAAGGGACACAAGGAGTAGCCAAGCACAACGCAAAGCGCTTTTGTGATGCAATGCTAACACATGGATATAAAGCAGGAATCTACGCTAGTAAATCATGGTTTGAGAATTATATCGGCGAAACATGGGGGTATGATTTGTGGATAGCTAGATACGCGAATGTATTAGGTGTAGATAATGTGGATATTTGGCAGTATTCTAGTAATGGGTCTGTTGACGGTATTAATGGTAGATGTGACGTGAACCACGTTTACAAAGACTATGGAGCTTCAAGCAATGCACCTATTACACCACAGCCTCCTACTAACCATGCAAGACCAAGAAATGAATTGATTGCTTTAGGACAACAGCACGCCATTAATTTTACAGGCGTACAGATTGCCGTTGACGGCATTGTTGGAAGAAACACTAAAAGAATGGCGGTTCGTGTAGTGCAGAGAGCAATGAATGAGGACTATGGCTATACCATTGCAGAAGACGGTATTGTAGGTAAAAAAACAAGGGCAAAAGCAGGAAAACATTATGTAAAAAAGGGTGAAACTCAGTATCTTGTGACAGCATTGGAAATCATATGTTTGTTACAGGGAAAAGACCCGAACGGAGTAGAATGCCCTGGGACATTTGGCGGAGGACTGGCACGCGCTTGTGGAACTGAATTCGTTTACGCAAAAGATATGTTATATATGCTTTAATTTTTTATTCACGTGGAACAAAATGTTTCACGTGAAACATTTAAGGAGGATAGCAAATGCCAAATATTAATGTAGCCTATCAGTGGGCGGTCAATGCGTGCAATGCCCCCAACATTGGATATTCTCAGCAATACCGAAGAGGGCAGACCGTGAACGGTATTACTTATTATGACTGTAGCTCTTTTATTTCAAAAGCACTTACAGTAGGTGGGTTCTTTTCAGTGAATCCATGGTTCACCACAAGAACAGAGGAGGGATATCTATTACAGGCAGGATTTAAAGAGATTAGTATCAATGATGCTTGGCAGGCAGGGGACATTGTATGGCGTAGTGGACATACAGAAATGGTGTATAGTGGGAACGGCGTTGGGGGTGGCGGTGTCACTATGGGAGCGCACAGTGGGCGTTATCCATTACCCGAGCAGGTCAGCATTAATACATATGTTTCCAAACCGTCCGCATGGACAAAGATATATCGTTATGGCGACAGTGCAGGAATGCCCCTTGAATGGATTCATGGAAACCGCTATCTTACAGAAGATGAAATGAAGAACAATGCTTATGTGTTCTATAGCACGATGTTTTTCAAAGATTTCACTCTAAATGCAATTGCAGGTATGTTAGGTAACATGGAAATAGAATCCAATATCAACCCTGAATTGTGGCAGTCCTTAAAAGAGGGGAACTATAACGGTGGCTATGGTCTTGTGCAGTGGACACCGGCTACAATTTATACAGATTGGGCGAACGCTCATGGGTATGATATTACAGACGGTTACTACCAATGTGTTTGGCTTGATGAAGAAACAGTAAGCAGTGGACAGTGGATTGAGACAGTGAAATATCCGATATCATGGGAAGAGTTTCGAAAGTCCACAAAAGAACCCGATTATCTCGCGTCAGTATTTTTAAAAAATTTTGAGCGTGCAGGAGTTGAAAAAGAAGAGGAAAGAAAAAAGAACGCGTTAAAATGGTATGCGTATTTACAGACATTATCGCCATACCCAGTACACCCACATGGAAAAAAGAAAAAAATGCCTCTTTACTTTTTCTTCCCATGGTGATATAATTAAAACTGTAAAAGGGTAATAAATAAAAAAGGAGGATATTTACATGGATTTTAATGAAGCTTTAAACGAATTAATTGACGCGGTCGCTGACGTGGAAGAACATGGAGACGCGATTGAAGTTCTACAGACATTCGCCGAAGAAAGAAGCGGTGAAGCCGACAGCGAATGGAAAGATAAATACATGAAACTCGAAACCGAGTATAAAAAACGCTTTAAGGAACGTATGAAAGAGTCAGCCACTAACACAGGCAGCGAAGAAAAGAAAGATGAAAAAGAAGAAAAAATCACCGTCGAAGATTTAGACTTTGACGGTAAGACAGAATAAGGAGGTATAAAAATGGCAGAACCAACAAACGCGAATATATTAAAAGCGGTTACACAGGAACTTTCTTTTGAGGTTCAGAATCATTTACCAACAGAGGTATCAGACAATTTACAGGCAGTGTATGATAACATTTTAAATTATGCGCCTGTAAGAAATGAAATTGTGCCGTCATTAATCAATCGTATCGGTATGCAGACGGTGGACAGTATCGCGTGGAGAAATCCGTTAGCACGATTTAAGAAAGAGCCAATGCGTTATGGGGAGACACACGAGGAAACTTACGTAAATATGTGCAAAGGACGTGTCTATGATTCACAGGCAGACTTCAAATTTGCATTTCAGCAGTACCAATCATATATCATGAGCGTGTTTCATAATGTAAATCTTGAAATTCAGTACCCAGTTACGGTCACATATGACAACTTGAGAAAAGCTTTTACTAGCGAGTATGGAATCCGTGATATGATTATGGCAAAAATGGAGAGTGCTATCACAGGTGCGAACTGGGACGAATATCTCGCTATGCGTGACTTGATTAAGGTTGGCTATGAAAAAGAGGTGCTTCCAGCAGTCACTGTTGACGCGGTTGTAGATGAAGCGTCAGCTAAAAAATTATTGAGTAAAGTAAAAAGAGCAGTTGGAGAATTTGGGTTCCCATTACCGGAAAATAATCCGGCAGGAGCAACGTCACACGCTATGCCAAAGAACTTAATTTGGATTACAACACCCGAAGTTAATGCACAAATTAGTGTTGACGCTTTAGCGTATGCGTTCCATATGGATAAAGCAGACGTAGAAGTTCAGACAGTCATTGTAGACAAATTTGGGAACAGCGCAATACAGGGTGTTCTTTGTGATGTGCGATTCTTCAATGTACGCGACCAGTTCAAGGAAATGACAGACCAGCGTTTAGCAAATGTGTTAAGTTGGAACTACTTCTATACACAGGTGGAAATGGTCAGCGCAAGTCCTTTCTACCCAATTCGCGTATTTACCACAGACGCGGTTGTTGATGCACCGACACTTACTGTCACGGCAGGAACATACACAGCAGGACAGACACAGGAAGTTGAAGTCACAGTTAAAGGCGGAACAGGAACATATCATCAGAATTTAGTGACACTTGAAGTTGACAGCGGAGCAACGTCTGCAAAGACATATGTTATCCCAGGGACACATTTACTTCATACGGGAGCGGACGAGACAGGAACTATCGTATTAAAAGCGATTTACAGACCGAACGAGACTATCACAAAAACGGCAAGTTTCACAAAAGCGTAAATTTAACGGAGGTATTTATCTATGATAAATTTACCAACACAGGGAGGGGTTGCACCACGCAACCCCGAAACAAAATTAAGGTTATACAGTGGTGTGCCATGGTCTGACGAATACGAACATGTTAGACTGTATAACTCGAAAGAAGATTTGCTAAACCATTTAGAGTTGTATCGTAAACATATCAATGGGGTTGATTTGTCACACCTTGCACCGATAAGGGTAGGAAACTATGATATCCGTGTACCGTTCACAGAGATGAAAGCACTTAATCTCAATTATTTAGCTTTTCAGAATAGTGGGATATCTAATGAATGGGTATTTTGCTTCATTGATTCGATTGAGTGGTTATCAGAAAAAACAACTAGAATTAACTTCTCATTGGACGTTTTTCAGAACAATTTTTATGATGCAAATATTAAGCCATGTTTTGTGGAATATCATCATATTCCTAGGAGTGCAGACGCTATCGGTGCAAATTTAACGCCAGTCAATATAGAGACAGGTGAAACGATTGTGTCACGACACAAAAAGTTAGACTTGACACCAACAGAGTGTTGCGTTTTTGTGACGAGAGGAACAGCGGAACAAAGTTGGTTTGAGGGGCGAGTAGAAAATGGTGTATATTGTTGGGGCAGTATTGGACATTATGATGTAACCACGGAAGACGGGCTAAAAGGAATTAACACTTTGCTGGAAGATTATAACAAACAAGGCGCACAAGATGCAGTCATAGGGTTGTTCATGTCCCCTAAATTATGTACACTTGCTTTAGGAGGGAAAGAGATAAAGCCTAAAATAACAAGTATGCAGATTTCCGATAATGTTTTTGAGGGTTACAAGCCAAAAAATAAAAAACTATATTCCTATCCATGGCTATTTTGTTTGGCTGATAACAACCAAGGCAACACACATATTTATCGGTATGAATATAGCTACAACCGTGATAAATCTCTTGAGTTTGACAGTTACGGGACAATCGCAACATTACCACAAGTTTTGACAGCACCAAAAAACTATAAGACGCGCGAAGAATTAGGACATGGATTAATAAATGAAGCACTGATTAACTCCTCTTTTCCGATGTGTTCTTTTTCCTCTGACACTTACAGGGCGTGGTTGGCTCAAAATAAAAGCTCTATAGCACTATCGCAAGTCCACACTGCCGTAGATGCTACTATAGGAACAGGCACAGCTATTGCTGGATTGGCTGGTGGAAGTTTACAGGGAGGTCTTAATGGACTGGGTAAAACAACAAACGCTTTTTGGGACGCTCTTGGAATGTTGGCTAATCAGACAGACAGGGCAAGAAATGCAGGAGTAACACATGGGAAAGCACTGTCAGAAAATGTATTGACAGGTATCAAAGAGTGTGGCGTTGATTTCTACGAGATGTCATGTAAAAGACAATTTGCAGAAATGGCAGACAGTTTTTTTGAACAGTTCGGGTATCCAATTAATAAAATCGCTACCCCTTATTTACACTCAAGAGCCTATTGGAATTACGTAAAGACATCTCATTGCGGATTTACTGGTGATATTGATTTAGACCAGTTGAAAAAATTGAGAAATATATTTGACAATGGCGTAACTTTATGGCATACTGATGACGTAGGGAATTATGGTCTGAGTAATAACTAAGGAGGTGTACATATATGAAAAATCCGTTACGAATTTTTGAACGAAATATAAATAAAAAGAAAAACAGTGATTTTGAAACAATCAAATCTATCTTTTTTTATGATATTTTCGATATATTTGTAAACAGGTATCAATGGCATAATCTACCCAAAGAAATTTTACCGATGTACATTGAACAAACCTTATTTTGGCGTGGTTTGGGTGTATTTATCAAGGACGATATTGCAGGGTATGCATTCATGAATGTTGCATTATCTGGTTTACCCGATATTTACAATATACCTCAAGATAGAATCGCTTATACAGCTAATGGATATATAGAGGAGTACGGTAAAGAAAATAGCTGTATATTATGGAATAACTACTCAACTATGCCATATTACTATAAAGCTTTAATGTATGCAGATGCTATGGCGAACACTTGGAAAACAAAATGTATTAATATGTATGCACAGCGTACGCCCGTTGCACTTTCTTCCTCAGACAACGAAAAATTAAGCTTTGAAATAGTGGGCGAAGAATACGACAATTATTTACCTATTATAAAACTTTCAGATTCATTAAATTTAAAGGACATCAAAGCTTTAAACATGGGCGCACCTTATATAGTGGATAAATGTGAACAGGAGTTGAGGGATTTATGGTCACAAGTATTGACATCTTTAGGATATGAAAGTAACCCGGTAGAAAAGGGTGAACGTCTTGTGACAGGTGAAACGGCAGGAAACAACGGACAGGTAGAAGCAAATCGAAACGTAGGGCTGACGTTAAGAAGAAGATGTGCAAATGCTATCAATGACTTATGGGGTCTAAATGTGACAGTTGATTTCAATAGTGAATTGCCTACCATGCTAAATGGATATGTACCTGAGAAATATATGCAAAAAGGTAAGGAGGGTGATGAAATTGAGTAAATACACTACCACTGTGAAAGATATTTGTGAAAGTTTTATCCCGTCACAAGAACTGTGGAGTATGGATTTATCTGTGCAAAGAATCATTGACAAAACACAGGGCAAATTTTTTGACTTTGATTTTCCGTTTTATTCTGAGGACAGAAAAGACTTGTATACTTTTAAGACATATTTTTTACTTAGATACTGGAATAATTATATAGGCTTTGAGACGCTAGGAATGTGGAAAACTGCTTTTATGGCAAAAATGCATGAATTGATACCGTATTATACAAAACTGTATAATGCAATTCAAAACGATAACCCTTTTACAAATATATATGTAACATTCACAGAAGCAGAAAAAGGAAATGAAAAAACAACCACTAACTCAACAGATGCGGGAACGAGCGAAGTAAAAAACAACCAAAACTACCAAAATATTGATAGTGACAACCCACAAGTTACCGTAGCCACACAAGACTATGCAAGTGCTATGAGTAGGGGCGAAACTGTTAATAATACTACAACAAGTGCAAAAAATAATCATGCAGGAAACGACAACAAAGACAGCAAAAGAGACAGAGAGACAAAAGAAATAGGACTAAGAGGTAAATCTACGAGTGAAGCAATAGAAGAATATAGAAACCAAATACAGAATATCAACCGAGAACTTGTAGAAGCTTGTCGCGATTTGTTTATGAAAGTTTGGTAAAAGGAGGTGAAATATATGGCAGAAGAATTAAAACCTTTATTTCCTTTACTTTGTTGTGATGTGCCTAGTGTGTATAGCAATAAACAAAGTTATTATGAATGCTTATGCTATATCGGATATAAAGTTAATGAGTGTATTAACGCAATCAACGGCTTTACAGATGCTTATAAACAGTATACAAATGAAAAGGTTGAAGCATTAAAAATATATGTTGACAATCTTAACGTTGATATATATAAGCATATCACAGAAGTAGAAAAAAATATTCGACAGGACATGAACGCTAAAGACACGGAACTTGATGAAAAAATAAATAAGGTTCAAGCAGATTTACTTGAAAGAATTAATACTCTTAATATCCTTATTTATAAATTAAATGCAGAAACAAGAGAATATATTGATAGTGAAGTTACCAAACTCTATGAATATATTAAACTTTATGTTCCTAATAACATACAGGTTCTGAACCCTGTAAAGGGTTATTATACAAGTTTAAATCAAGCATTAAGTGATATGTATGACAATCTTAGATATTATGCTTTAACTTGTAGTGAATTTGATTCGTTAAATTTAACTTGTACAGAGTTCGACGGACTATTCCTTAGTTGTACAGAGTTTGACTTATACGGTGCAAAAAGATTTAGAGTTGACAGCAATTTATATATGCACAACCCTTTTACAGGTGAGTATGTCTTTTATCAAGATGTTATATATCAGCTTGCAGAATTACACTTTAATAACCCAATCACAGCTAAAGAGTTTGACGTATTATCGCTGACTGTGGCAGAATTTGAAGCTAAAGCGTTAAGCGCGTACATTTTTGATAGTAACGCAAAAACAGCGTTAAAATTATAATTAAGGAGGAATAATAAATGAGTTCAACAAACAAAACAGGTTATTATAATTTAAGTCAGTATATAGGTACTGACAAACCGACATATTTAGGTGATTATAATTCTGATATGTCAAAAATTGATGGTGCTATCCATGAAGTACAAGAAACAGCAACAACAGCTAATCAGACGGCAGGAAGTGCAGAAGCTAAAGTACAAGTCGCTAATCAATCGATAGAGAGTTTAAAAGGAAGAGTCGGTGTAGTTGAGGGAAATGTGTCTAATTTACAAGAAAAAGACACCGCACAGGACAGCGCAATAAATAGCGCGAAACAAACAGCAGAGGGAGCAAATGTAACAGCTAATAACGCATTACAGTCTGCAAATAGTGCAAATGTTAAAGTTGACAGCGCAAAATTTAACGGTTGGAAAAGTCTTACAAATGCACATAGTAACATAACTGTTGAAAACGGTAAAATAATGTTTAATAAACAGCTAAATTTATTCGCATTTGATATTAATGTAACTACAGCTGTTGGATTAACAGAATCAGATATAGCTTTTAGATTACCTATTGACATTCCAAAACCAAATAAAACAGTTCGGGTACATGCTTGTTGTCTTGATTTAATAAATGACGTAGGGTCAGGCTTCGATAAAACTAGCGCTAGAGATATCGTTATTGATACAGACGGTTATCTCCATATAGCAATTGTAGCAAATAGCAGACTGTATTGCTCTGGTGTATTTGCTGTTGAAGAATGGTAAAAATGAATATTTAAAGATTAGCAATATAACCCATCATTATAGGTGGGTTATATTTTTCGTGCTTTTTTAATCAAAAGGGGGACGTGTTCTCATTGGGAATAACGAAAGCCCTCT